GACATATATTATAATGTATATAATATAAATACCAATTTCGGAAGAGAGAACATAGGAAGGAATTGGGAAAAGTTAATAAAAAGTTAGCTATATATTATATAGTGTATCTAAACTTGCATACAGTTCTCCCCTCACCAGTCCAACATCATCTACCCCTCAGATGATAGCGGACGCTGTATGTGAGTTTAGGTCGATATTACGAGGGAAAACTTTACTTATCACTTCATTAAAATAAATATAAAATAAGAAAGGAGGTGAAGATAGATGAGTAAAAAACAAAAACCACTTTCACAAAAGGAAGTTGAAGACCTATTAGGTCACCCAGTAGAATGGGGAGGAAATACTAGTCAAGACTAGTCCGCCTAATAGGTAGTTAAGTGTTGGACTGCTTCGCTGCAGATACGTATAAGTAGGTGACATTACTACTCCAACACATGGCAAGTCTATGGAGAAAGGCCGTGAGACTTATTGACAATCTGGAAAGACAGAAATTCATTCAAGAAAGGTAGGTGAAAATTGAATGAAAAAGATGTTGGTTCTTTTGAACCACAAACTAGATGGTGAACAGTTGAATGCTCTAGCACAACTAGGGTATGAACCTGAATACATGACTAGTGAAGAAGCTGAAATCTGGAAACAGGTTAACGTGGATACACTAGTTGATGACGTTCAGGCTATACTGAACAACCATCAGTTTGATGCGTGCTTAGTTCAAGGGCACTTTGGTGCTGTTGGCGTAGTTTTAAAAACAGTTGGTTTCGACCATTGTTACTATAGCCACAGTAGTAGAGACGCTCAGGAAGAAAGACAAGCTGACGGTACTGTTAAAAAGGTATCGGTATTTAAGTTTGCCGGATTCCTAAAATACTAGGCAGCATCTAGTGGTAGCTAAATACAGGAACCCTTCGCTGGGTAATAAAATAACATAAAGTGTGAGAGTTGCACTCCTGTATCGTTTAGGAAATGGAGAACGGCCGTTGTCCTAAAGAATGAATTTATAAAATCCGCTAGCGTGAGGCGGGATATAAAATTCACGCATTCCATTTATAATAAGGTTTGAAACATGCTCCGAGTCTGATTTTCTCTTCAGTCAGGCTCAAGTAGAAGGAGGTGAATATGGAGAGATTTAAAATCATCCTTTTAGGGAAAGCTTCTAATGAAGTAATTCCTAGAGGGATGCATAATAAAATCGCTGCGTACGTACGTAAAAAATGCGAACGTGGCGAGACATTAGAATCTCTTAAAACACTTATCCTACAAGTGTTTGAGAGAAATGATATCAAAGGTAGTCTTACTATCGTAAAAGATGGTGAGCACTATCTTAAAGTAGGAAGTAATTAAAAAAAAAATAACCTGGCGAGGTTGCTAAACATACGCCGCACTCCTATAGTGTGAATGTAAATTTAGGAATATAGAGGATGTCTGATGAAGAGACGTTCTTATATATTCCTGGATAAAATTGGAATGTATAAGAGTGTGTATGAAATCAGGTGTCTTCGGATGCCTGATTTCATACACAGGCATTCTTTAAATAATGATGTATGAAATTTTTTGTTAATAATTTAAATATTTTAAGGAGGAAAGAAATATGGAAATGAGAAATATTATATTAGAATTAGGATATGATAATCAAGGTGACACATTCTGTAATGAAATAAGAAATAATACAGTGGAAGTAGAATCATCATGGTATAGTTACAGAGCTTTAGATTATGCTGATAGATACGTAATTGAAAACGATAATGTTACTAAAGTATTACATATAGCATACGATGATGCTAGAGATATGGTGTTACATATGAAAGTAAAAGATAAGAATAGTGAATACATCATGGTTTATGGAGCAGAAGGGGCAGAAAAGGAACTATTTATACTAAGTAACAGAATATCAATAAAATACAACGAATTCTTCAAATCTACAATGAAACGTGGTAAGGAGAGTGTTAAAAAAGATATTAAAAATATAGAGTCAGATATATCAGCTTTACAAAAAGAAATATCAGATTTAGTAGCTGAAATGACAAAACTATCAGAAGTATTATAAAATAGAAAATTTTGTTACAAAAAAATATATAATTCATTAAAATAAACAGGAGGAAAGAATAATATGAAAAAATATATGGAATCGTTTTATGAAGAAAGCAACATGGTTCACACTGGAATATGTGGAGGTAGTAAGCTAAACATTATAATAAGCCATTCAGATTTGGATGGCGTTACATCAGCTATCAATTTAATGATGGCGAGTAAATTGTTAGAAGAAGACTTCGTAGTTTTCTTGGAAAGAACTTCCAGACAAGAGGAAACTAGTAGGATTTTAAATGAATGGCTAGGATTTGCCAAAGAAAATCCACATAAATTTTTCGACTATTCAGAAATAGAAGTTATGATTTCTGATAGAATGTTTGTAGAGTTAGATAAAGTAAAACCTCTAGATAACATGACATTTAGCTGGTATGACCATCATGCCGGTAATTTTGTATCAGAAGATACAATTAGAGAGTCTTTGGGTGATAAACTTAAAGACTACAAAATATATACTGACATAGCTTGGTGTGGTGCTACTATCACATATATAAGCATGTTTGAAAGACTCCTTAACACTAAGGGAAATGATACAGCATTTGCATTCCAAGACATGTTAAAGGAATGGTCTTACGCAGTAAACCTATGGGATACTTTCCAATGGAAAAACATCCCAGAACTTCCTGAAGATAAAAAGACTTTAGGAAGGAAAATGGGGACTGTTGATAAAATGATGGTTTCAGAAAAAGAGTTATATAGATGTCTGGATGCTATATTAACTCTTAGAAACACATTAAACCATTCTGAAGTTTGGGGATGGGTTGATGAGTGCTACAAAAACTATCAAGAATTGTGTAATGTGGAATATATTAAGGCATCTGAAAATGCTTTAATGTTTAATGAAGAAGTAGTAATATTAGAAGCAGAATGGAAGTATGCTTCTATGATTAAAGAGAAGTGGTGTGAAGAACATCCTGAAACTAATGTTGTGATTACTCACCACAAATCTGGAGGAACTGTTTATAGTACCACAGATTATGAAACTCCATCATTTGAGATTGCTAGTTTCATAGGGACTAGTTATGGAAATAATGGAGGAGGGCACAAACATGCTGCAGGGTTTGGTTGCCTAGATTTGGCTGTAGCAAACTGGTTGGATGAAGATGAAATGAGAGCTGTAGTTAAAGACAGAATCTACAGAGCTCTTAAAGCATTCTTTAATAAAGGAGGAAACTAGTATGAAAAAGACAGTTGAAGTTTATAAAGTTTTCGTAGGTACACACGATACCTACGAAAAAGAAGAGTATCAATTTATTGGTAATTATGATGAGTGTGTTGATTATGTCAACACATATGGTTACCAAACATGTTCATACATCGAGCCTGCTGGGTATACTAGAGAGGAATTGCATGTCGGATTATGCAAAGGAAGACACGACATTCCTCAAGTCGGAGACGATTATGTCTTCGACGAAATAACAGACCCAATGGATTTTGCTAGTCTTGGAAAGAGAGCAACTGAATGGTTATTACATATAGATAAAGGAGTTAGAATATATCTATATGTAACTGGCTTTACGCCTGCGTTAGTAGCTGTTATAAATGCAGTTAGCTTAACAAAGGCTAATAATTTGGAGTTGATGCATTTTGATAGGGATAGTAGTTCCTACAAAGCTCAACCATTTCTATACATAGGAGGTATAAAAAGATGATAAGCCTAATACACGCTATAATGGGTCGTGAATCACATAACAGAGATAATATTAGAAATGAGCTTCACGAGATAATGGATAGAAAGGAAGTAGAAAGAAAAATAGAAGAAGAGTTGCAAACTCATGACTCTGTCGATAAAATGCTTCCTATCTTGTTAGGGTCTGAATATGAACCAGACCCAGTGAAAAGAAGCATCAATATAGCCAATGGTGCTTATGATAAACGTTTAGGTGGCTATTCATTATTCAGAAACTATAAGAAGAGCGTAACAACTCTTTTAAAGAAATTAAATTTAATATAAAAAAGGAGAAGTGATAATATGATGAAAGTAGTATTTGGTAATTTAGAAAATGAGGATATAAATAAGGTAGTAAGACATATTAGCAATAACATTTTTAAGATAGGTAGTGTCTACAGTAAAATAATCGCTAGAAAAGGGAAACAGGCTTATGGTGAGTCTTTATTTGAATTTCTAGTGGATGATACTTTTAGAGAGTCTAATTTAGGAGAATTTGGGTTTGTAGGAAAACTTAACAACCCATCTCTTAAAGAGTGTGTTGAGAAACTTAACGGTCTTGACATACCAGTGAGTCTAATCGTTCCTGGTGTAGACCAGTATTATTATATCATAAGTTATTACATAATTGATGGAGACTTGTGCCATCACGTAAAAAGAGGTTAAAAAAAATAAAGACTAAGTTCCCTAACACTAGGGTTATTTATATAAAATTTCATTAAAATAATTTAGGAGGTAAAGAAATGGTAGTAGAAAAGAAATTAGATTTAAGAAATGTTGTGAGTGTTGTTATTATGCAGGATACGACTATTGATGGAAATAATGGTCTTAATAAGGTCATGAACAATGCAATCCAAATGGGATTTGCAGCTATCAGAAGAAGATTTGAAGACTTAGATGCAGTTACTGTAGGTACACCGTCATCTACTGTAGATTTGAATTGGGTAAAAGAGTTTTGTAACAAGCTAGCAATTAATGACGTTGGGCTTGTAGAGATAGCTTTAGTAAGTTCTTCTGGAAAGGTGCGTATGGCTAAAATAAAGGGAAACGAAGGGTATAGTTTCTATGAACCAGATGATGAAGAGCTGGTAGGATTGAATGCCGTAACAGAACTAGTTGCAAAACTTCGTGGACCAAATATTATAGACATGAAGAAAATTGTAGTATACCATAGCAGTAAATACTACCAAATGGATGTATTTATTCCTAAAACACATTCAAAATACACTAGAAATGTGATTGCGGTTACAGATTTAGTATCTGAATACCTTAACTACGACGTTAGGGAGGAAACTGCATTTGGTTTTATTAAAGAACATTTGAAATCTGTTTCTCAACTAGGGGATGATGTGTGCCCAGTGTCAATTAAATTAAAATCAGATTGTGAAACTAAGGAGGTGTTAAATCTAATTTTTAAAATATAGTATCTAGTTAAAACTTTGTGGAAGACAAAAGTATAGCTGGATACCATTTGGTATCTGGCTATTACTGGAGTTTATTGTGAATTTGTATTAAAATTTTTATTAAAAATATTAGGAGGAAAAGAATATGTTTACACAAGATCAAATAAATAATAAAAAGGCTATGATAGGAAAAATTATTGACGGGTATAAGATAGACAAAAATGATTTAATAATAGACACAATAGTAATTACAATAGATAAGGATTTAGATGGCATCAGTGCTATTGCAGCAAGCGGAACAGATTACACGAAGATGGTGAGAGATATAAGAGATGATTTAACAGTAGATGCTATTATTAATGTTTTTGACTACGTAGGATATGACTTAAATTATCCGGATGGTAGAGCTGCTTTAGATACATTTATAAAGATGAAGGACTTGGTGTTTAGTAACACAACTGATGACGTGTCATTCGGTCCTATTTCTGTTAGTATAGATGTATATCAAATGTAATTAATGTAAGGAGGATTAAATATGAAAATAAACAATATGTTACTAGTATTAAACATGATAGGTGCTGATATTGATAAGTTGTATAGTATGGTTAGAGATATAGTTCCTGACCATATTAAATTAGACATGAACATATCTCTAAACGGAATGTTTATGTCATTGAGAGGGCTACAAGAGTACAATAGAGAATATATTGAAGATTTATTCTCTAAAATAGATTTTAAAGAATTAGACACTCAATATGATGTAGCCATTGGAGTTGCTCCAATGAATGAGGATGGACCTACATTCTCAGTCATATATGACTATGAAACTCGAGAAGTATCTATCGAAGAAAAAGAGATAGATACTATTCTTGGTAAAGTTGTTATGACTGGTCAAAAAGAGAGTCAGTATAATTCTGAAAAATGGAATTTAATCCATAAATTCAGAAACGGCAGAAGAATTGTTAAGATTGAAGTAGACGATAATTATAGATATGTTGGTATGGTTCCTAACGTATTTATAGGAGCTTCTCTAAGATATCTAGATGTTAATTTACCTATGGATGTAGTGACTAACACATTGCAGACTATAGTGGATGGTCAAAATAATGTTATGACATTAGACCGTCATCAGATATATACAGACCATTTAGCTGCTCCATTTGGTCCAATTTCTAAACAAAATGCTAGAATGATGTTTGGAGGAGGTAATGGATTTGCCAATGCACGTAGTATACGTGATATCATTGCTATGTATACAAATGTGCGTGTTAGTGTGGAAGATACTAACACAAAAGATGTGTCTTGGTTCTATTTCACATTTTTGCAATAGGAGGTGAATATGGATAGAGTAGAAAAAACTTTTGCTACCATTTGTATCGTATTGATTATAGCTTTATTTGCTACCATAGGTGGAGTAATATATGCGAAGCAAGCTGAGTATAGAGTTTTAAAAGACGAAATAGTTACTGTAGTCGATAAAGAATATAAGGCTGCATATACTACAAGTGGTTTAAGACCCATGATGATTGGGAAAACTATGACTATGCAGCCATATGTCATTCATCATGATGAAGAGTTTATTATATATGCCAAACTTGATAATGGCAAAGATGTAGAAATAGACTCTTTCAAACTTGCCTATGATACCGTAAAACCAGGCAAGAGATACAAATGGATAGATTTAATACGGAAGTGGTAAAATAATGGTGTTTATCGGAAACCCCGGTAAACACTTTTGTTATACGAAAAAAATAGGGGGTAATAATGAGAAGAAATATTAAAACTATACTAGGGAGTGTAGCAATAATAGTAGGAGCATTATTTATAGTTATGAATGCTACTGCTATTGAAAATAAGTTATTATCTGTATTTGATGAAGGAGACTTTATAGCCGACGAATACAGAGTCACAGATAGACAAATCTTAAGCATGGATGGTAAAACTGTCTATGCTATAACAGTAAAGCCATATGTTCCAGGAATTGAAACAGCTGGGCAAACTTGGCTTGTAGGTAAAGAAGACTTCTTCAAATATGAATTAGGTTCTGTTATAGATGGAGAAGACTTCAAAAATATGAACAAGGAATAACTACAATATTCATGTTTAATATAACAAAGGGGGAATAAACATGAATAAACTATTTTTAACAGGACTTGCTCTTTTAGCTACAGTAGCACTATTCAGAGTGTCAACTGAGCATGCGTATGCGAAAGTGGAAGTTCCTAAGAAGGAATTCGAGGTAGTGGATATTGTATATAATGTTCCAATCTACTTCGATAAAGGCGGAGCAATGGTGCTGCTTCCTAATAACAAGGCTGTTATTCTCAACACACCAGATGAAGTTGATGAATATGCTAAAATTAAGGAGGCAGCTGTTTTCAGTGAAACTTACGGTTCTGAAATAGGAAGTGTTTCTGATTTAACAGCAGATGCATTTCTTATTAAATATAAAGAACTTGGAGGTAAGTTTCCTGTATATGATATTGAAGATGGAGACATGTAGAATATGGGTGTAAACAAGTATGTGAAAATTTTGGTAGTACTTATGTGTATTTATCTACTAAAAGACCCGTTTGTATATATGATAACTGGGTCGGTAGAAAACATAGTAAGCAATAATGGAGAATTTAGTAAATAAGCGGGAGTAGAAATATTCCCGCTTTACATTTAAAAATGAAAATTTAAGGAGGAACAAAGTATGAAGAAAATGATGGTAGTTTTAATGATGGTTTTATCTATGGTAGCGTTTGGAAAAAGGGTAGTAGTGTCTTACGGTGAAGATAACTATAGTGGTATGAATGATGCAAACCCTACAGTATTGGTAGTTATGAATACTAATACTAAAAAATATACTCTATTAAGAAACACTGTATCTCCACATGGTGGTACATTTGACATAGAACCTGGGGATGAAATACATGATAGTGATTTCAAAGTATATATTGTAGGTTTTGATAGTAAACACCCTGAAGGATATAATACTGGACTTAAGTCTATGATATATCTTAAACATAAAGGTAGAACTTATAAAGAAATAGATTATGGTACTTTAAAGAAAGTGTTAAATGAAATAGGATATAGCGAATATAATTATTAAGGAGGAGTCTATGAAAGCCTATATAATTATTCTAATATTTACAATACTATTTATGTGGCTATGGAAGCCTATGATAATCGCAGGAGTTATTTGGTATCTCCTAAGAAAGTTATGTAGGTATTACATAGACCATAAGGAAGTTTGGGAGGGGGAATAACTCTCCCTCTTTTTTTTTACAATAATACTTGTGTTATTTAGGAATAGAATAACTATATATGTTAAGCTGTTTCAAATAAACTATTTTAAAAAGGAGGATAAGAAATGTACAATAGACATAAGACATTTGAAGAATGCTTAGAAATGGATATTGAAAGTATTTTTAGTAGAGATAATTATGACGAAGTAGTATCTAGAGCATACGCATATAATCATAGTATGTATAAGATATTTAAAGTCAATATATATCACTACACTAATTATATAAATAAAAGTCCACTTGCATCTTGGTATTTTAAATACTTTGATATAGGGGGTCCGCTTAAACCATATATATCTATGAATAAATTTGATATATTACATCATGTGGATAAACTTAAACCTTATTTTAAGAAGTGGGCTGAAGCTATAATAACAGAGTGGTTTTTAACGTACGTTTATAATTATGGTTATAGCCATGACATTAATCATATAGCTGAATTTTTAAATAGAACTAGCTTGCCATTTTATATCACAAAAAGAGTAAATGAAGTTCAAGATACGACTGATATAGAGAGAGCTTTTGCTGTTATATTTGGAGTTTTATACGATACATTAGCAAGAGATGATATGAACGCATTTATAGATATAATAGTGGAGGTAGACGGATGTCTCAATTACTTAGGAGAACAGAAGGCTTTGAGTTAGGATTTATAAAATTAGACAGTAGACTTATTACAATATATGAAGACATAATTCATAATACGAATGAATCATATGATGTTGATAGGTTTTATGCAGTTATAGAAGACTGTTTAAATATACTTATAAATATAAAGAAAAATATAAGAATCATGATAAGAGACACCCTTACTGATAAATATTTACAAATGTTTACAAAATTATTAACTATTTGTAATAACGAAACTACTGGAGCATTAGTAGAAATGGGAATACCTCAACGTATAATTGGTATATATAATAATAAAATGAATATACCAAGAATTCCGTATTACGCAGATAGTTTAATTCCAGCTATTATAGATATAGTTCCAGATAGTTCTGATAACGTTTGCGAATTTGTAAGAATGTTTAGTATACTCTATAGAGAATATTTCTATAGTGATGAACCAGAATTAGAAGAATTTAAGATTCCGTTATATTTATATTATCATATTAATAAAATGGATAAAGTAATAAGAACAGCTATATCTAATTGGATTAAGAGTAATTTAAAACACGTTTCTCATCCATTAGATAATAACGATTTCTATTTAATAGACGTCTGTTATGAATTCTTTCTAACTACGATGCTCACACAAGTAGACATTAATTGGACTAATTTATATTTAGAGTTTCAAGCTACAGTGTGTGGAGATTTTGCAAAGTATTACTTTAATGCATCGTTAGATGGATTATGGTTGTTCGATGGAATGAGAGATAGAATAATAAATGATTTAGCAGAATGTACAGATGCATTAGTAAAAGAATTCTATTATAATCCATTATTATTAAGACTTATAATAGGAACTAAATCAAGATTATTCTATACTTATAAAAATAAGTTTGGAGGGTATTATGAATGTTTTTGAAATGGCAATACATAAAGACCACAGTGTAACGGACGCATATAATGATTTATGGGCCATGACAAATGGATTTACGTTAATAAGTGTTGATGAATTAATAAAGCAACAACGCTGGTATTTATATAATAGTAAAAGTCTTACTACTACTAAATTATTAGAATTCTTATGTATTGAGGGAAGACTTCCTATACACGACCCTGAGATATACAGAGCTATTTTTAGTAGAGACCAAAATTTATATAGAAATATGTTTGAGAATGCCATTCTTAATTTAATATGTTTTGATGTATTAAATTATGAAGTGGCTACTATTAATCCTATGGATATGAATTTCTTAGCTGGTATGGCTAAGAATAGGCAAGAACTTGCAGATTATGTAGAGAATTCTATAGAAGTTTGGATTAGTAGAAACGAGTGTATTAATAACATGAGTGCAGATGTGTATGTAGTTAGAGATAAAGTAACTGGACAGAAGTTATCGAAACCTATAGATGAAGAGATTAAAACTATAGTAAAAGAGGGATTTCTCACAAATGAGTTCGTAGTAAAGCCAGATTATTATCCACTACACTTAATGCAAAATCCTACTTTACAGATGGATTTAATGTACTACTTAAGTGGTATTCATCAGCATTATAGTTCGATATTATACAATCATCCGTATTATTATGACGTTGCAGACTTTATAAATTCAATAGTATCAGACGTTGAGGATGGAATATATTTTGGAATATTAGAATACTTTTTAGATGATAATGAACGTAAGGTTGTATATGATGAAGAAATAGATGCAATTATATATGTTTATTTAACATTTAAAATGAAAAATCAGTAATCAATCATTTTGATTAAATATAAAATTATGGAGGTAAAGATTATGAACAAAAAGGTTAAAGGATGGTTAGAATTAGTATTAGGTATAGGAATTTCTATGAAAGGAGTATATGACATTATTGATGGTTCTGTTGATGAGAAACTAGAAGAAGCTCCTAGAGAATTGACTGCTAAATCTAAGTATGCTAATATGGAAGAAGTAGAAAATGAAGAAGTGAAGGAGGAAGAATAATATGAAAAGTATACCAGATTATGATTCTGAAATAGGAGTATATTTAGACCCGTGGTATATCAACGGGTTTTTTGATGCAGCATATTACTTCTTAGAAGATGATACAATTAAATTTAACAAAGAACATCCAGAATTCGTCAAAGATATAAAAACTACGATAGATAATCTTAAAGAAGAATTATTGGGTTATTATAAGGATGCTAAACCAGAAGAATATAGTACAATATTCAAAGCAAATGAAGTGGCTATAATGACTAAATATTCTACAGCTAAAGGAGTTTGTAAAATGTATCTAGATGAGGTATTGAAATCTAAGGAGGAAGAATCATGAAAGTTACTATACTAGCAAGCAAAACTAGATGTGTAAACTCTAATGTATTTGAATTCAGTATATTTTTCAAAACTTTAATGATAGCTACATGCAAAGAAGAAATATATGATGATGATTTAGATACTATAGACTTTGCTCCAAAAATGACACTTGATGTATGGAATCATTATAGACGTGAATTAGGAGATAGAGTTATTCCAAATTTAATAAGTATAATGTCAGACCATATATCATTAAATGATAATTTTACTGGAGTATTCTATGAAACATTAAAAGAAGATTATGAATAAGGGGGATTAATTTAAATGGCTAGATATTTGACATTATACAAAGGTAATAATAGAAATAACATAATTAAAGATGACCCAGATTTGTTTCTATTACATGTGTATTATCATAAAGTGTTAAATAAGCTATACGTTCTTTATAAGCGTTATAGTAATGGAGAAAAGATTTTACACGTTATAGATAATCCATATGTTCCAATATATCTAGCAAAATCAAATCTTAAAGAATCACAAGAAAGCATCCCAGTTGAATCAGCACATTGTTATATAGTGCCTTATAAAGATAAAGCTAAAGAAGCGGTATCTTTATTATTCGATGCGAAGCTTCAACGCTATAAGGATGAATGGGGATTATGGGTAGAGAAGGCAATCTACCCAGACATTCCTTATAAAGCAGAGGGATTGCACCCACGTTTATTTTTATACGATATTCCAATAGAGCAATTATGTTATATGGAATACGGATTAAATCATATGGCTAAACACGGAGATTTGATATATGAAGAAGTTCCTATTCCAGATATAAATTATGCTTCATTCGACATAGAAACTAATGTTAATGAGAATGGAGAATGGATTATAAATACCAATACGTTTGTGGATGAGAAATCTAAAACTGCTTATATTGATTTTTTAAGGTCTGATAAATATGCTAGACAGAATGAAATAATAGAAAATCCAGATAAATTTAAGAATGCTGTTAAAGATGCTATGCGTGATATGATAGCGAACTGTTCTCTATCTGGGAAATCTAAAGATAGTGTACAGAAGCTATGTACAGAATTTATAGATAATTTGAATATAAATGTAAGATGGTTTGATAGAGAAGAAGACTTGATTACAAATACTACGAAAACTATGTTTACAGATTTTCAACCAGATATACTTATGGCATATAATACTACATATGACGTCGGAATGTTTGATAGACGTATTAATGCATTAAATCTTCCTAAAGGAACATTTAATCAAAGAGGCATTGGAGTGGAAAATGTAGAGCCTCCTCTTCATTTAGAAATACTTGAAAATGGAGAGTTTAAGGGAGACACTATAGTTCCTACTAAGCGTGTAGTATATCTTAATAATATAAGTCATACTGTTATAAGCGATTTACAGACTTGTTATTATAGTAATCGTAGTCAGCTACAACCAGAAAACTTTAAATTGAATACTCTTGCAGAAAGTGTATTAGGATTTGGTAAATATGACTTCACTCATATTACACCAGATATTACAAAACTTGCTGAAACAGACTTCTGGTTTCACAGTATATACGCTCTAATAGACAGTATTTTACTTGTGCTTATAAATCATATTGGAAGTGAATTTACATCTAAACTTAACTTCTGTATGAGTAGTAAAACAAATCTAGAAGCTACAGCACAGTCTAATACGGCTACAACACGTGGAATGCAAGTAGGAGAAATAGTAGCAGGACATCTTCCAGCTGTAAACATAAATGCGATACTTAAGAATTTATCTAGAGAAGATGTCAAACGTATGGAGGATTTACTCGACGTTGAATTCATGCCTTTATACGAAAATATTTTACATAAACCGTCCTTTGGAGGAGGTATCGTAGCAGATACAAATTTATATGGATTTAATTTTAATGATAGTACGTATAGTGACCATTATCTCTGGAAAGAGGCTGTATTAACATTATTCAGAAGAATGACATCATTAGCGTACGAAGATTTAAAATCACATTATCCGACTACGATTACAACTAGAAATCAATCCAAAGGAACACTATATGGAAAGATTACAGATATATGGTATATGAATACTACATTGGCGACTATTTATGATAATAAAGATAGTAAGAAGAAATATGCTAACTTTGGTTCTGTAAATATGAGTATCATAAATAGAGATGTAGTTGCATATGGACATATTTGTAATGGACTACCAAACTTAACAGAAATAATAGAAAAAACACTAGTACTTGATAGTATTCCTAAGTTTACAAAGAAAGAAGAAATAAAATGTAATTGTGAACTTACAAAAGAACAGCAAGACTTCTGTAAGATACTTAAGACTATTAATACAAATGTTCTTACAGATAGTGAAGAGGGTTATCAAGTGAGTGATACAGGAATGTTTTTAGTGAATGATGGGATTATAAATTATAAGGGAACTGGAGTTAAATATAAATATTTACTACCGATGATACTTCCTATTATAAATTATAATGAAATGCTTTATGGAGAAATAGTAAAGAACGAATTATACATAGATAATAATTATATTAATAAGTGTAATAATCCATTATGGGAAGTTGATAGTACGTGGAGTGAGTGGCATAAGGTTCCGTATCAAGAATGGTGTAATATGCTAGATAACAGTGGTGTATTCTCATATGAACTTAAATTGATAGATGATATAAAAGTTAATGCCAATAAAAACTTATTCTATTATCCATGGCCTCATTGGAATAAACAAGGTAGAGATATAGAAGTGGTTCCTATATATAGATATAAACACGAAGACCACACTACTAAACTTATTTTTATGTATAATATAACAAACAAGACTGACACTATTTCTGTAAATATAGAGCAATATATGCAAGTATTAAAATATTAAGGAGGATTATTATGTCAATAGGATTAGCATCTGTTTTAATTGAAAAAGATTTGGATGACTTTGTTGATAGTCCAATGAAGTCAATAAGTAAAGTGATGACTGAAACTTCAACTGAAGTAAGCATACTAAAGAGATATATTGAATCATTAGAAAAAGAAATGGCAGAGTTAAGACAAGAGAATAAAGATTTAAGAGACCAAATGATTATGCTTATGACTACTATAAAAACACTAGAACACTGCCTTGACGATTCTAGAGGAAAAGGAGAATAATATGAATATAAGAGAGTTTATAGAAAAAAGTTTTTCAACAAAGTTTTCACTTCCAGTTAATCCATTACTTAAAAAAGACATCACACAAATAGCTGATATGATAAGAGAGAATTTTATTGTACCAGATTATCTAAATGAAGAATTAGAAAAAAGAGTAAGATTAGCAGTATTGAATACAGCTCTATATGATAAATTTGCAAAAAGTTCATATGCAGAATTAGTAGATGTTGCAGATATGCTTGATATAGTATATCTTCCAGGTATTAAATATAAAGATAAAATAGGAGATGAAAATAAATGATATTCTTGTACTGTTTAGGACTTATATGGTCTGTACTTGGAGTTGTATGGGGAGTTATCGCAATATTTAGATGCTGGACAGAATTACATTCAAATATACAAAGATTGATAGCTGTCCCATTAACGCTAGCATTTACGTATACTCTGATACGTTTGTGTATGCATTTTTGGGGTAAATTATAAAGGAGGAATTATGATAGGAAAGATATTAAAAGATACTTTAATATATGAAGCTAAGATGGCAGGAAGTAGAACTCTTCATCATATAGGAACTCATAAAATTCCTTATATAGGAAAGAACGGACTTATGGCAGAATTAGTATACAGCTCAAGATTTATTCCTGGGTATATTGCGGAAAGAGTGAATGCTAATAAAAACTTATTTAAATTGTTATTCTAGGAGAAGATTATGAGAATTCAGAAGTTTATATATGGTAATATTAGCTTTACTACAACTGGAGACTTATATACTGATAAAATGTCAGAGTTGTTAGATAAAGTTATGAAAGCTATACGTACTAACATAACAGAAGCATTCGTAGACGTTAAAGCTCAAGCTAGAGTTAGTACTAATAAAAATGGAGAAAGTACTGTATATTTCTATGTTCGTTATGAGGACGTTGATAGAAATAGAGAAGTGTATGATATAGTTAAAAACACATTAGATAAAGAGTGTAAGAAAATATATGATGATGCTGTTGCAGCGGCTGCCAGTGCAGGAAGTTCTTCTGGAAGCTCTGGAGGAAGTGGAGGATTTGGAGCTGTTCCAGTAGGAGGCTCAAGTGGAAGTACTTCTCCCACTCCTCCTTCACCGCCTAGTACAGGATTTTCAGGTGTAGTACCAGTTGGAGGAGGTTCTTCTAGTGGTACTTCTGGTACTACTACACCTACTGTTCCTACAGGTACTATCACTGGTAATTTAGTAGCAGATTATTCTATAGTAAGATATACAGCTGAGACTATATGGTCTGATATGATTGAAGACCCTATGTGCGAAGTTAGACTTAAAGATAGAGTTACATATAATGTAAATGAAACTGGTAGCTGTTCTATGTCTGTAAATAATGCTCCTATAGTATGGAGTAAGAATAAAATGGAACTTATCCGTAAAACAGTAGATGTAATGTGTAATCATTTTATGGATAGTCCAGAAGTTCAATCAGATTATGAAACACTTACATTTACTATGATCATATTAGATTGGACTAAAAGCTTTTCAGAAAAAGATATGGAACATAAAGATTGGTGTGTTAAGTATTTCATTAATCAATTAAAAGAACTTAATCATGATTATGATGATATATTTAATATGGATATAAAAATAAATGATGATTATAATGCTACAAATGGTACTATTACTGGAGTTATAAAAGTTCCTGGTGCTATATCAGACCAAGGATTACAACGTCGTATAGAAGATATTAGACGTGCTAGACAGGCTATTAAGATAAAAGATAGAACAGAAGATACTAAATACAGATTATTAGATATCGACATAGCGTTCAGTAATGGAAAGACTCTTGAATATAGAACTGATGCAAATGCTCCATCTATGAGTAAGTTCTTCTATAAAAAAGATGGACAAGCTGGAACTCCATCTACTGGTAAACTTAGTGATAAGTTAGCTGGAGGATTAGGAACTGGAAGTAGTGGTTCTGGTAAAGGGTTTGGTAAATTTAAAAAGGCAGCTGATGCTAGAAAGGCGGCTGAAGCTAAAGAGAAACCAAAGAAAAAATGGATGAAAGGCTTAAAGCTTGGTTAGGAGAAACATATGAAAAATGAACCATTATTAGTTGTAATGCTGTGTATTGTAGTGTTAGGAATTATATTAGTACAAGCAATGTGGTTAATAGTTCATTCATTGATGGAAATATTTAAAAATGTTAGATATGGAAAAGTAGAAATGTATCATGTATTTATAGTTATATTTGGACTATATGCAGAGATACAGGGATTAAAAATAATAATAAGTTTATGTACAAGATTTATAAAATAGGGGGTAAAGAATATGTGTAGTATAACAGTTCCGTCAACTTTGATAAGGAACATATTCTGGGTATCTGTATCAGTAGTAATAGCATACATATTTATATTATTCGTCAAAACATTATTACAAGGAATAATTAATAGTACAAAATCTAAAGAATGGAATTGGGTTTTATGCTTTATAGTATTTCTAATGATTACGTGTGGTATAATAATATGTTTACTTGCTAAGATTGCAACAGAATTAGGATGGTTAAAAATAGTTTACATTTAGGAGTATTATGGATAAACAGGAATTATTCCAAACAGGAACAGGACTTATAGTGATAGGTGCGTATATATTTATAGCACATACTGTCGTATTACCAAGTTTCTTTGAATATGTTTCAGAATCTCTATATGAGACATTAGAAATATGGGTTATAATATTTGATATAATCGCATTAGCTATAGGTATCGGAATGATACTATTTGGCTTTATGGCGTAAATAAAAGACTTCCCCCTCTTTATTGAGGGGGTTTCTTTTTTTATCTGCTATAATAATCTGTTCCTTTATCTAATTCTGATAACTTAAGTCTATTTGCTTGTACTTCTGTATTTATATACCAAGCAAATTCTTTTACGTTATCTTTAGTTATAGGTCTATTAAACCAAAATGTATGTAGATAAGAAGCATGTTTCCAATATGCTGTAAATCCACTTTCTACTACTTGGAATAACTTATCCATAGTAAGAGCAATCATTCCAACTGGACTATACTTAAAACTGTTAGGTAATACTTGTGCTCCAGTAAGTCCGTCTATTTCATACCAATACATATATTTAGGAGCTTTTTCTCTAGAAAGCTCTTTCTTAGTTTCTCTATATACTGGTTTAGCTTCTGGCACGTTATATTCTACCACTGTTTTACTTCTAAGATTATTAGTATTTGTTTTTATTTCAGCTTCAAAGTTATTTGGAGCTTCTACTGGTGCTACTACTTCTTCAGGTGCACCTTCTAATATTTCATCTACTTCTTCATCAACTGTATTTGGTTTTGCTTTACCCATCATTAATACCTCCTATATATTTATCTCTTGATTTTCTCTTCTATCTAATTCTTCTCTAGCTATTTTAGCCATTTCCAATATTTCCATTAATTTTTGTATTACTTCCATTTATTTTTTTAACCCCCTTTGCCATACGCTACCATTAGTATCTCTATTTAGTTCTCTGTATATAAGGTCTAATACAAGTAATATCATAGGTATACCAATGTAGTCATCTATATTATCCTTATCTACCATAAGTTTATGTAATTCTTTTACATTGTTACAAATGTATTCTATATCATTTTCCATGAATTTATCTAGGAACTTTGTGATAACTGGATGCATTAATTGATATGTAACATGACATGATTTAAGTGTAGGGTCTATAAATGATGCTGTATTAAGCATATCTACTAACGTTATTCCAGTATTAAACATAGTAGTAAGAATCAAATGGTCGCTTCTTTCTCTCAAATAAAACTTTATAGAATAGCTATATTGCGGAATATAGTTATCATTATATTCGTCATTAATCAGATTTCTTAAATTAAGACTATAATCAAATATAACTGCTCCAGGAGTAGTAACTAGCATTTCATCTCCCTTAGGAGGGTTTTCACTATTAAGACTAAAGTCTTTATTTAATAACTTTTCATATATACAAGTTTTATAATTTATAAGAGTTCTATCAAACCCATATGTATTAGTTAAGAATAATGTATTCTTATCATATCCAAACTTAAATATATTTTTATTTTGTTGCATCAAATCATTTGCGTAGTGGTTGAATACAAACTGAGCATGATTATATATTTCAGCAGTATTATCTTTAGCATACGTTCCTATATCTCCTATAGTAGGACTAAATCCAAGTATATCATATTCTACGCTATAAAATGCTTCTATATATTGGCTTTGTAGTTCGTCTATAACAGCAAGTAAGTTATTATTAAGATTAGCTTGGTTTTCTGGAAGTATACATTGCATTCCAGTTCCAACTTTAGATGCATCAAATATAAATCTATTTACTATTCTTTCTTCTAATCCTTGAATGTCAAATATAGTACTTTCGCTATATTCTATTAAAAACGCATCTCTATCTATAAGTTTGATTGGCATTACCTTTGTTACTTTAAAAGGCTTTGCTAAATTCTGATGAGATAATAATACGATATGGTCATTTTCTTTAGGTACGATAGTATTAGGAAGAACGATACTTTGCTTCATAGTTAAATTTATACTAAGAGCTCTCTCACTATCTTTTCCTCTATCGTCTATTTCTGTTTCATCTCCACGACCATATAGAGAGAAACTACTTATCTTATCAAATCTCATAGTCTTCTTATAATCCTGTGTTAAATTCAATACAGATGTATAAGTAGTTTCATTTTCATTTATACTGTAATAATCAACTATAATAGCTCCTTGATTTATCAGTCTTGTAAAAGGACTGTTGAGCATATTCTTATTGACTAATCCAGTAAGTAATTCTTGTGCTTCTTTAGTAGGTCTAGAGCTAGCTGGTGCTAAGTTCTTATCTACTATAGTAGGCTGTAATCCACTAATCCTCGAAACCTTTGGCAATCATACCAGCTCCTTTCTTTAATGCGTCTCCTCCTCTAAGTTTATTAGCAACTCTTACTATACTTTCTCCATCTTCTACGATGCTATAAGTAGTCATAAGAAGTCCTTGAACGAAACCTTGGTAGTTATCTGCAAGTACTCCTAATATATTATGATAGCTTCCTAAGAATGCGTGTAATGCATCTTCTTCTGACCTAAAATTAGGTATTTCATTTTTTATATCTTTATCAGATACTTCACCAGGAGTAGTAGGTTCTTCCATCTGTAATTGAGCTCCTCCTGCTCCAGCTCCTACATTCATTGATTTTTCAGCATCTTTTGCAGCTGCTTCTTCTTGTTTGGTCTTTTCAGCAAGACCTCTTCCTTTTTCCATATCATTCTCTCTGGCTTTCTTTACTAGGAACTCCATACCTTTCTTAATTACATTAAGAGTCTTATCTATAGATTTCTTAGCATTAGTTCCTCCAGTACGCATAGTTTTA